TACAATTTAGGCGTTACTGCTTCCAAGCTGATGCAGGGAGAGTTCGAGGAGGCTGTATGATGGATGACAGCGTAGACAAGCTGATAAAGCAACTGAAAAAGCATGAGGGCAATGTCAAGGAAAAGGGCAAGCACATCCTTTACAAAGACCACCTCGGATATGAAACCATTGGCTATGGCAGGCTGATTAGCCCAGAGATAGGCGGCGGTTTATCTGACCATGAAGCAGAATATCTGCTGATGAATGACTTGGATACCTACATGACAGCCGCCAAGTCTTACAACTGGTATGCTGGCCTGAACGATGCGCGGAAGGCGGTTATCGTGAATATGCTTTTCAATATGGGGCAGACCAACTTTAATAAATTTCTGAAGATGAAGCAGGCTCTTGATGTGGGTGACTACTCAGAGGCCGCCGTCCAGATGTTACAGAGCAAATGGGCAAAGCAGGTCAAAGGCCGGAGCGCAGAATTATCGAAACAGATGGAGACAGGTAAATGGCAACAATAATGGATGAGTGGAAGGTGATGCCTCGGCTGGCCTTCCTAGCAATGATTATAATGGCCTACAGGGTGGCTGACTGGTATATGTATGACTTGGACATAGCCAGCCGGACAGTCGAAGCCAGTGGCTTCTGTAGCGTGGTTATCGGGGCTTTGACGGGTAGCTTTGCTATCTGGCTGGGGAAAGAAAAGTAAATGCCCAAACTTAGCGAGAACACCGAACTGTCATTACCGCTTAGAAATATTATTTCTATGGTAATGGCGGCTAGCCTAGCGACATGGGCTTACTTCGGGGTCATCGAGAGGCTAAATCAAATCGAGACTAACATCACGATGATGAAGGCAGACTTAGGACAAAACACCGAGTTTCGGATTAAGTGGCCTCGCGGGGAAATGGGTAGCCTGCCTGCTGATTCAGAGCAGTTTATGCTGATAGAGCATATAGCCTCAGAGCTAGAGAAGCTACAAACAGAGATAGAGGAAGGCAGAGCGCCGTATGACCAGCAACAAAAATTGACGCTGGACTTTTACGAAAAGAGAATCAGTAACCTTGAACAGCACATAGAGAAACTTCGCAATGGCAATCATTGAAATGACATTTGTATTGTTGCTGACTATCGGGCAAGAGAGGCTGGAATACACACCGTACCAGTCCCTGTCAGAGTGCCTGTCAGTGCGGCGCAAGATAAAGCGCAATGTGGGTCACTCTAGCAACTTTGACCAGAAGTGGTCGTGCAAGGAGTTGAGGGTTAAAATTCAAGACGGTCAAATATTGGAGATACTATGATACAGGCACTGATACCCATTGTGGGTGAGCTTGCTGGGGGCTGGCTCAAGGGCAAGGCTGAGAAGCAGGTAGCCAAAAACAAAGTAGCTGTGGCAAAGGCTGAGGCCGAGGCTGAGGTGATGAAGGTAGCGGCTACCCATGAAGCTGGCTGGGAAAAGGTGATGGCTGAGGCCAGCAAGGATAGCTGGAAAGATGAGGCTTGGACTATCCTGTTCATAGCCATAATCGCAATGTGCTTTATACCGCCGCTACAGCCGTTTGTAGAGCGAGGCTTCGATGCGCTGGACAAAACCCCCGAATGGTTCCAGTGGGCTATGTACGCCTCTATAGCGGCTTCCTTTGGCCTGCGTGGGCTGAGTAAGGTGAAGAAGTAATGCCGGAGTGGTTGCAATACTGGCTGGTGGCTATGGTTACGCTGAATACCACCGTTAATCTGATAGTGTTCTTCAGAGGCAGAAAGTTTAAGCAATGAAACATCACTGCCGAAGATGCCCCCGCTGTGGCGAACATCTAAAAACAATCTATGTGCATGGTCATGAGCAGTGCATTACTTGCGATAGCGTTGTAGATGATTGCTGTCAGGGCGAGGTATGCCAAAAAGAAAACCCCCCAAGCCGAAGCTTAGGGGGCAGTCAGGGAGGAAAGAACTGACATCAGAAAGGAGTTACGTCTGACAGCTCTCTCTCCTTTCTACAAAAGAAAGAGCCGCTGTGCAAGTTGTAAATGGTACGCACTGCACCAAACTACTTCCCTGAAATATCTGAACCAGCCAATCGCCTCGCTTTGGGCGTTGCTTTATTTTGTGCCTGTAAGTTGTTAGCCACATTTATGACTCCTGTCCATTCATTGTGTCTCATGTGTTCCAAGCCTAGAATAGTTTTTTCTGCATGACAATTCTTGCACAGCACCACGCACTTTGCCAATTCCACTTTTATTTTTGACTTAGACCACGCAGGCTCATACGAATGACCTTTAAGACTTGGGTGTTTTGTCGTGGGGTCTATGTGGTCTAGGTCTAACTGGCAATGATGCTGACCCTTAAATCCACATACGGAGCAACCTTTAGTCATTTTCCATCTGCCCACAACAGTTCTATGCTTTTCTGATATTGCCTTTTTACGAGCCACGGAACATGGCTTACAAGTGCCTTGCCTTTTTTCACCTCCCTTGCGGTACAAAGAAAAGTTGTCCAGCGGCAAGTTTTGGTTACAGCTACTACAGTTTTTCATCGCCGTACCTTTCTCTGTAGGTCTTTAGCGCATGACAGTTTTTGCACAGCACCTGACACTTAGACAGTTCTGTTTTTATTCTGTCTTTGCTCCAGTGCGCTTCAAATGCCCTGTCCGTGCCTTTATATTTTTTTGTCACGCCCCAAACGATGTGGTCTAACTCAAGCTGGAAGCTGTGGTTTGCTTGAAAGTCGCAATGCCCACAACCCTTCAGCATCTTCCACCTACCGACAAGGCGGCGGTTATATCCGCGCCTTGCTCTTTCGCCTGCACTCATTCCAGCCATATCTATCTCCCTTCTGGGCGGGGCTGTTAAGCCGCCGCCTTTCTGATTTCGTTAAATGTGTCGAAGCTGATAGCAATGGCAATCATTGGCAAAAACCCTTTGCGTGGGTCTCTCATTGTATCGTATTCGTCAACCATTAAAGCGCCCTTTTGGATAAGGCTAGAAACAACGCCGCGATAAACCTTTGGGTCAAGGTTGTTCTTTGAGAAGATTGTACCGCAATCGCCAGAGCCATCAGTTGTTAGCTCGTATGTGTCAACGTGCGGTGAATTATCATCATCCTCGGTGTCCCACTTTTCGCCGTGGTTGTCTGCAAGAATGTTTAGGATGTTCATTTCTAGGTCTGTATAAGTCATTTTTTCTCTCCTCTGATTAACAGGACACTCCCTGTATTATAAATATAGGCTAAGGTTATACAGGTGTCAAACACTAAATGTAAATAATAGCTAAATAATTATGGGAATATTCTGGAGAGTATCAAAACCACGACAATCATAAACACAGATATGCCAGCCACGATAGACGTCCATGTAAAGATTTCCTCACGCCGCCTGCGCCTCTCGGCCTCTTCGGCTATGCGCTGTTTGCGGATTTGCCCTTCCAGCCGGACTAGCTCGTTCCAAGCCTGCGGGTTAATGGCAAGCATATAAAGCCGTAGCTCTTCTCGCTGTTGCTTCACCTTCTTCAAAGCCGCCCAAGTCTCCAGAGCCTCTTCCTCTACAGACCCGCCAAACCTACGGCTCTTAGCCTTGCCGTGAGCCTTCTCGATATCGTGGCAAGCACCCATCCATCTGGATACGTCCTTTGCCATTGATTCTATTTCTCGACCCGCCGCAAAACCTTGCCGGATAATTTTCCACGCTGAGGTGGCGATGGCGAGGCCAGTAACGGGGTCTATCATAGCGGCCTACTTTACAAGGAGATTGTCTAGCTTGTCCTCTATGCGATTGAGGTGTTGCATTACCTGCCCCATATCCTCACGCACATCATCCCGCCGCGCATAAGTCTCGCGGGTCTGATTGAGTAATATCTGGATTCGTTTGACCTCGCCATACAACTGCTTGAACGCCCACAATGCAGGGGCAACAACCAGTGTCAGAACGATGTTCCAGAACATCATTGCATCTCCGTCCATGATAACTCCTTATGCGTAAGGGCTATCACCAAGTACACTTGTATCCCAAGCTGCCTTGAGACTTGCAATGTCAGATGCTGAAGCAATAGCTGAGTCAGCAGGTGCATCACGGAGAGCATCCTTTGCAGTAGCAATAGCAGTTGTGCTAGTACCAGCTTCCAGTGCCTTCATAAGTTCTACGTCTTTTGCATCTAACAAAGGCTGACGCACTTCACGGATTTTGTCCTTGAAGATTTCTTTTGCTTTGTCCATGTCCTCAGAGATTACAGAGCCTGACAAGCTCCACGCTCCACGAAAATCACGGTTTGCTGGAACGGTAGCAGTTGAAGCATCAATCTGATTCCCGT